GGACCATGCGGCGGCCCATGCGGCGGACCATGCGGCGGCCCATGCGGCGTCCCGTGCGGCGGCCCATGCGGCGTACCGTGCGGCGTCCCGTGCGGCGTCCCGTGCGGCGGACCATGCGGCGTCCCGTGCGACGTCCCGCATTGATTCATCACCTGTCTCTAAATAATCCTTAACAACCTGCGGGGCGGACCGTGCGGCGGACCATGCGGCGGCCCATGCGGCGGCCCGCATTGATTCATCACCTGTCTCTAAATAATCCTTAACAACCTGCGGGGCGGCCCATAGGTTGATCACCTGGGACGCACACCAGCGCGCAAACGAGCGCATGATGTCATCTCCTATGAAACCATCGCGCAGTACAACCCACAGTCGATCATCCGGCGGGCAGGCTTCGACGCTCAGAATATCTAGCGCCGTTCCTGTCCAGTCCTCAGGTAAGAATTTTGACGGGTCGTAGCATGGATCAAGCGCTCGAATGTCGTTGATGGTCAAAGTTTTAAGTGTCATGTTTACCTCGTTTTCCATTACAGCCCCCTGATCGCGCACTCAAGCGCGATGGCGACTACGGCGATGCAGACCAACACGATACTGATCACGCGGCGCGCTTGCGGTTCGGTCATCCGTCCACCTCGCCGCCCAAGCCATCGAGCGCCTGACCCAGCGGCGTCTCGGCATTATAATCGTTGAGCGCACTCATTGCCTGTTGCTCTGCTTGCTCTGCCAGGTCCATCTCCGCGATGTGTTTCATCGGAATGCGTGCAACATTGGCGCGGAGCGCAATCGTCATGTTTTTTAGCGCCGCCCTCAGCCGCTTGACTTCGGCGTCCAGTTCGTCGCTCCGGTCGATGACCGACTTCACCGCCTCAATGGTGCTGGTGTCGGTCCCGCACATCTCATTAATTGCGCGGTGGATGGCGTCATTCTCGGCGGCGAAGGCGTTGGCCTCGGCTTCGGCGGTTTCGGCGCGTTGTGCGTAATCAGCGATTGTATGCGCGATCTCGTTGTATCCGTCGCCAGTGTTGAACTTTGCGATTGTATAACTCAATGCCTCATCGTAGTGCATCATGTCCTAGTTCTCCTGTTTCCGCCGTGTCGCACTCACGGCGGGGTGGGTGGGTTAGGCGGGTACTTCCGCAGTCTGCTCTTGCGCGTGCTGCACCAAGTCGGCCAGCACTTGCGCCATGTTGTCATCGGTAATCTCGGTGTAGCCGATCTTGGCGACCGATGCGGTTACGTGCCAGCCGTTGATCTCGCCGTCCTTGTCGTTGTAGTAGGCGGTCTTGGCTTGCAGGTCGGCCAGCATCTTCGGGAAGTTCGGCGTTTTGATTACGGCGCGTTTGACGTTCGCGCCGTTCGTCGTCTTAGGCGCGGGCTTTTGCACCGGATCGTCATGACTTTCGTCGGCCTGATCTTCTGGCTTTACTTTCGTCACGGTTACGGGCTGCGCGATGATCTCGCCGTCCTCGTCAACGATTTCTCCAAGTTCTTCGGGCGTGTAGATCGGGCCGCCGAACACATCTGCACAGAACCACTTTGCGCCGTTACTCATGGCGCGGGCGAACAGCATATTGCGTGGGAATTTGTCCATGTTCTGTGTGCTTGCTTTGGCGGCGTCGGATTTAGTGAAGGTTGACACGCCGATCAATTCGCGCTGCCCGGCTGTGCGCTCGTAAAATTCGATGGTGCATTCCTGCTCGGTCATCACCTTGACGCGGTAATCATAGCGCCCGCTGCGCTTGACGGCGGAGGCGATCAGATTCGCGCCCATACTAACGCGACCCTTGATGATGTTGATGCCCGTCATGCTGGCAACAGGCCCGAAGCCCATTTCACGACCTGCCAGAACTTTGACAACCGCTTGCGCGGCGTCTCGTGCATCGTTGAAGTAGCCTGATTTGGCGAGGACTGTGCCCAGGTCCATCATGCTCATATCGTCTCGGATCGTCAATGCTTGATTATTCATGGTCGGCTCCTTTGTCGGCGTTGATGCTGCGCTGGTCGGTTGTGTTGCACTTGTCGAGGAACGTCTGCCAATCGTTCGCGGGGGTCGCCTCGCCCATCAACTTCGGCAGGCTGACATACTTCGGTGCAGGCCCAGCGGCGTCGGCGTTGCGGGCGGCAATGAGGCCGTCATAGAAGGCCTGCCCGTAGTCAACCCGCTCCGGCAACTTCGCGCACAGCCTGCCCAGCAGCAGGTCAACATCGTTGCGCTGGCCGGGCTTGACTTCGCTCAACACCGCGTCGATCTGGTCAACCGCTTGATCGTTGATGTAGTCGGCGGTAACATTCGTGATGGCTTCGCGTGCGGAGATCAGTTGGTTGATAGTATTGTCGTTCATTTCTGCGCATCCTTCACCGCGACCGTCACGCTGACGCCGCTGCGGAGGTGCTCGACAATCATGTCGTCTGTTTCCTCGAAGTTGCCGGTCGGGTTCAGTTGGCGATAGTCTTCAATCGTCGCCTGAACCTGTTCGCCGTATCGCTCACTGATGTTGGTGTAGGTGTTCATTTCTTGCCGTCCTTCTGCGCCTCGCGGCGCTGCTTCTCGCGCTCCAACTGCGCCAACACTTGCGCGATTGCGTATCGCACACCGCCAGCATAATCCGTCATGCCGCTGGTCAATTCGTTCACGCGGGCCGCTTGCTTGCGGAGCGTGCCATCGTCGTCACTGATTACCATCTTCGCGCCTTTTGCCATGTTTCCTCCCTGCGCGGATTGGCCGCCGCGCTCGGCTTGTGATTGGTTATGATTCGATTTCTGCCACGCTTTCGTCGTAGAGAGTTCGTCCGCCATCTTTCGTCCAGCCGCTTTCGTTGCCCTCGACATATTCAAACCCCGCCAAATCCATTGCCTGGTCAAACGTGAGTGACTGATTCGTGACGACCTCGCCGATTACTTCACCGCTCTGCTTGTCTTTGATAACCATTTCCTGCCTCCTGTGTGTGTGTTTTGCTTCGTGACTATAGTATATACCAAGTCTATACCAATGTCAACAGTTTGGCATATTTTTTAAGGATTCTCATAATCGGTTTGCGCTTCCTGGGGCGGGGTGGTATAATGACGGCGCTGAGGTTGCTGGTTGTTTTTGTTTCTACATCGCGCCCGAATCCGCACAAACGGCCAGCCCTCAGCAAGCAAGCCAGCGGAACGGGCGCGACCTATTTGGAGGGCGTGAGATGAGCGGCAATTTACAAGTCAGGCAGAATGGGCAGATTGCGCTTGGCGCGTTTGTCATCAATCCACGAGGGTTGACGGTTGCGGGAAATCCAACGTACGACGAATGGTATCAGGCCGGAGAGCGCCTTCGCTACCTGGAAGGCGCATTGATGTGGGCGATTGGCGATTGGCTGAACTACGGCGAGCAGAAGTACGGCGAGATGTACGCGCAAGCGATGGAGGCGACGGACTACAGTTATCAGACGTTGCGTGATGCCAAGTGGGTGGCGGGCGAGATTGTCTCGTCAACGAGACAATTCGACGTACCATTTGGGCATTATAAAGAGGTCGCCGCGCAAGAGCCAGAAGTACGCGACGAATTGTTAGCGGCTGCTGAGGCAGGCGGTTGGACGCAGAAGCAAATGCGCGAAGCGGTGCAGACATACAAGCGGGCAGAGATTCAAAGGCCGAATATTGATTCGCGTCCTGGCGTGACGCTGATTCAGGATGATATGCTGGCGGCGCTGTCATCGCTGGGCCGCTTCGATCTGGTCATTGCCGATCCACCGTATAACGTCACGGATTGGGAATGGGACGAGATTGGAACGCCGCAAGAGTTTATCGACTTAACCCGCGAGTGGTTGACGGCGGTCAAGCGCGTCCTGAATGATCGCTACAATCTATTCTGGTTTTGTTCTCCGTCGTTTGCCGCTGACATCGAGATGGTCTTGCGTGAGTTGGGTTTGCCGATTCAATCCCGTATCGTGTGGCATCGGCGCAATATGGCGATGGGCAGCAAGGCCAAGAATAAGTTTGTCGATTCGTGGGAGATGATCTTCCACTGCGGCACGACTGAGTTAAACTTTCCGGCTGAATGGTCTGACGCGTGGTTTGATGTTCAGACGTTTGCTGTACCTCAAACAAACTTCACCGACGAGAAGTTGCACCCTACTCAAAAGCCGCTCGGATTGATCAAGCGGCTAGTTGAATTTGGGTCACATCCCGGTAACAGGATACTTGATCCATTTGCTGGCAGTGGTACAACCGGAGAGGCGGCCAGGGATAGTGGCTGCGAGGTTGTGTTGATTGAGCGCGACTCTGAATATGCGAACATCATTGAACAAAGGCTAGGTATCCAGTGCCAGGCATAAGCCGGATCAACATTACCGAACAGTTACGGGGACGGGGCGCATATCGTTTTGATGAATCACGTCTAATGCAACCCTACGCAAACAAGTTGTATCGTGAGGCGTGGCAAGGATTAGGAACGCCACTTCTAACCGGTGATGAATTGCTTGATTGTACCTACGATGAATTTACAGCAGGCTATGATCACGCGTTGGGCATTGATGTGATATTCAACTTCGAGAACGGCGCGACTGGCACGCTGCAAGAGAAGTTCTTGTCAACAGATTACTACACCCTGACGGTTGAATACATGAATGATTCGTCGCGCGGCATCAAGGGTGATTGGTTCACGATGAAGGCGCAATATTACTTTGTCGGGTACTACAACAAGAACAAGCGCGAGGCCGGATTTACTCAATGGGTGATCGTCAACTGGCCGATGTTGCAAATGAGTCCGGTAGCGTGGCGAGACAATCGAAACAAATTCGACGGGGCGCGGGCGAATTTCAAGTATATTCCATTTGCAAACATCCCCCCCAATTGCCTGATTAGTAGTTACCTTGACAGGGTAAAACTTCCGACATTGCAGGCGCGTCTATTGCGTTGATCACTCCCGCTTGACTTAGGGTGTATAATTTAGATGGCGAGGCGGGCTGTGCCGTGCCGGTGACGGGGGCTTGGGAAGCCTGTGTACATGCGGCGAAACAGCCCGCCATTAGCTTAACATGGAGGTGATATGGCAGAGCAAGACCCGATTCCGGTCATTAACTTGTATCGCGTCCTGACGTTCGTGATGATGCTGCTCAGCGGCTTGACGGCGTTCTCAGTCGTGCCGGCAGCGGTTGCGCCGTGGCTCTCGCTCGCGGCGTTCGTCGTGTCTACCGGCCTGACGGTGTTCTTCAACGGCGCGAGCGTGACGCAGCGCGTGGTAAACGCGACGATGCAGAAACTTGGCCGCGCACCTGGTCAAGTCATCAATGACACCAATGTAGATGATATGATTCAGCGGCATTAGGCCGCTGTTTTGTTGTGCGGCTTGCGGCTGTCCTCCCCGTAGCCGCTGGGTGGTTGCAGCCCGCGCCGATGAACTGAGAGGCGTCGGCGCGGGCAGGGGTGGTACATGCGACACCGGATGCTGATGGTTTACGATGGTGATGTGCTGCACGCTTCATGCCCGTTTTGCGGGTATGCGTTTGACGTCGTCGATGGTGAGAAGATTACGCGCACGCCTAACACATCGGGCGCGCAGCACTACGGCAGTACGGGTGAATTGGAAATCGTGACGGCACAAGCGGAGTGATTATGCAATTTGGATTCGGGCAATTCTTACAGGATGATGTACTACAACTTATCTCGCTAGTCGTTATCGTGATCGCGTTATCGATTTGGATAATGGTGATGCGGCATTCGCAACGCCCGCTATTATTCCTGCCGCCGATGGTCGCGCTGGCCGGTCATCTCGTTTTTTACATCATCATCCTGGTCGGCGATCTGTCGATTGCGGACGCTACATTCTTGAGCGCGACCCGCACATTACAAGACGTGCTCATGTGGACCATTTCAGGCGGAGTTATGTGGTGGTTCATCCGCAACAGGAAGTCTATATCTTGAATATCCCTGATGTGATTCTCGCGGCCTTGCCGGGTACACTGGTGGCGATCCTTGGCGTGTTCGTTCAGTTGCGGCGCGAGCGTAATCTTCCCGACATTGACCGGTCGAATGCGGCGCTTACCACAACACAGATGGATAAGTTACGCGCCGAGATCGCCCGCGATCTGATGCTGGAAGTCCGAGCAGAAAATAAAGAGTTGAAAGTGCGGGTCGATGATCTGGAGTTTGCGCTCGATAAAGAGCGCGGTGAGCGGCGCACGGAACGCAATAATTTCCAGGCCGAACTTGAGACTGAACGGCGCGCCCGTTATGAGTTGGAATTGCGATTCCAGAAACTCGACCGGGAACACGCGGAATACAAGGTCGGGATCGGCTTGCTGTTGGGTCAGTTGGTGGATGCACAACTTCAGCCGACGTGGAAACCGAAAGACACCGGGCCAATGGGCAAACTGCCAGAGGTGAATAAGTGAGCAAACTTGGCTTTCACATCGGCGCACATCCAACCGGCCTGCTTGAACTGCTGCGCGATACCGCTTCGGCTGGCTCGCCTGTGCCGGTGGTGTTTGCGCTCGATCAGAACGTCGCCAGTCAGCGCAACGAATACAGTCCATCCACGCTGATCGTTTATCGTGATCAGCGGTTCGGCTCAGACAATGGCAATATGTACGTGGGTGATGGTCATGCCGCCGGTCATGCGTGGGCGCGTAAACTCATTCCCTACTGGCAACTTAACCCCGCTGATTTCTACGCGCCGATCAATGAGCCGGGACGCGGCGACCTTGATGGCCTGTTGTGGCTCAATGCGTTCTATCAGGGTTGCATGGACGAAGCACAAGACGCGGGTCTGCGCTTGTGTGTCGGTGAGTGGTCAACCGGCAAGCCTCCCATTGATTCAGCCAGCATTGCCACGATCACGCCGATGCTACGGCAGGCCGCCGCCAATGGGCACGTCCTCGGACTACATGAATATAGCCTCGACGGGCCGATGATCGGCAACCCGCTATGCACGCGCTATCGCCAGATGTATGCGGCGCTGCCGTTGGATGCCCGTCCGCGTATCGTCATATCTGAGGCTGGCCCTGACAGCGGCTATGGTGCAGGTTACACGCTTCAGGACTATGTCGATGTGGTGGGCGCGTATGACTTGGAGATCACCAAAGACGACTACGTGATCGGTGCGTGCTTATTCAACTACGGCGGCAACGAAAACGATCTGACTGAAGCCGTGCCGCTGCTCAAGCAGTGGATCATCGATCATCCGGCGCCGCCCGATTCAACGACGTCACTTGAGGAGCGTGTCACCGAATTAGAGATTGCGATCCGCGCCAACACGGTCGCGCATCAGGCGTTACGCGACGATTTGCTCGTCTTTCAATCGCTGCTGATGGACTTGGACACGCGGGTAACGGCGCTCGAAGGCGCAACACCTCCGCCGCCGCCTGCACCGGTCGAGTCTGCACAGGGCGCGACTATGCCGCCGCTGCCTGAGTTGATCGACGCTGCCGGCGCGTGCTGGACATTCGCGGCGGCTTCAACGATTCACGGTCATTACATTTTGCGCAACGATGAAATCTTCGCAGGCGGCATGGGTGAATTATTGCTGTACTGGAATCGGGCGATCTACACGCGCAATGCTGAGCAGAAATGGTATCGCGCTGATGGGGCGGGCTGGACGATTGTCGCCGGTGATCCGCGACCGGTTGTGCCGCCGCCGCCGCCGACTGTGCCAGTGGTGCGCGGCCTGCACATGCGGGCCGATGGCAACAGCAATCTGCTGGATTTCGAGTGCCTCACTACCGCCAAACTTACCGGCGCGAAGATAATGAGCAACACATCATTCGGAGAACTGGACAGCCTGATCGGGCTTGTGCCCTCGTCTAATATTCTCTTTCGTCTATTCGCGGCGGGCAACGATCCGATCTGGCGTGATGCGGCCCGCTTCTTTGACGTGCATCGCGCCTGGTTTGATCGGTTGGCGCTGCGCGGCGTATCGTGGATTGAAGTCGGCAATGAAAACAACTTGCCGCAAGAGGGCGGTTTCGCATCAGCGGCGGTGTTCGCTGATTTCTACCGGCGCGTGGTTGACCTGATTCGCGCTGCCTATCCTGGCAAATTCAAAGTGGTTTATCCTGGCCTGTCGCCTCAGCCGAATGTGCCAGAATGGATGACGTCCATTCAAACGCTGATCAATGAGGGGCGCGTTGATTTAGTCGGCGTGCATAGTTACTGGATTGATGCTGCCGACATGAACGATGAAACGGGCGGGCGCTTCTATCGGCGCTTTATCGCGCTGGGCAAGCCGTTGATTATGAGCGAGTTTGCGAATGTCGGCGTTATCTCGACGGATGCGGACAAAGGACGCGAGTACAAGTCATATTACGCCTCGCTTGAGTCCAGCGTCAAGGCGGCTTACTGCTTCGTCTCATCGGCCAGCGATCCGGCGTTTACCAAGTCGCGGCAGACGTGGGTCAGGAACGGGGCGCTGACTGACATCCCAAGGCAGGCGGGAGCATGACAAATTACGATTGTACGACTGATGTTTACAAACACAAAAGCAAGGTTACATACTGGCTCGAAGATGCCGCACATATTTTAATCGGGCGAGCAAAGCAACATGATATTAGTAAATTGCAAGACCCAGAAAAGGCTATGTTTGATGTTTACACTCCGAAATTAAAAGAACTCAAATTTGGCAGTGATGAATATAAACAATCTTTGTTGGAAATGGGTGAAGCGCTCAAGCACCACTATGCGGTTAATCGTCACCATCCAGAGCATTACGAAAACGGCGTCAATGGTATGTCGTTGTATGATTTGGTCGAGATGTTTTGTGACTGGCTAGCGGCGGCAGAGGCTAATGGTAAGTCGCTTGATATGAACTATCTTTCAAATAGATTCAATTTATCCCCGCAATTGGTCGATATTTTGATCAATACCATGAATGATGTCGATTTCTGGAATGAGGTCAATGGCGTGCCAGTGACATATTTCTCACCAGAGGACAGGCGCAATCAATATAAGGTGATGCTATGACGGCCACGCTTGACGAACTACGCGACCAACTGCAAGCCGCGCTAGACATGCTCGACGAGATCATGACCGTACCGCCTGCGCCTGTCATCTACTCGCAGCGTGATCCGCGCTGGGCGTCGATGCCGTTGGGCCTGAGCCTGTCCACCATCGGGCAAGAGGGTTGTCTGATCACAGACGCCGCGCAGATGTTGACCGAACTTGGCCGCACTATTTCGCCGGGTATCTTGAACGAATGGCTAAAGACACACGGCGGATACGTCAGCGGCAATCATTTTGTGTTCGCGTCCATTGACCAATTCGGCCTGACGAAGTTTCGCACGCTGGGCGAATGCGTCAATAAGCTTGCACCGCTAGACACGCTGGATCGGGCGCTTTCGCAGGGCGCCTATGTCATCGCAAAAGTTGACTTCAGTCCGGGCGGCATTGTCCAGCAACATTGGGTCATCTATCGCGGTGAAGAGATGCTAACCGATCCGTGGTATGGTGATCGGGCGTCGTTTACCCGCTATGGCAAAAATGTTACAATAGCCATCATCGGGTATGCGATTTATGATCGGGTATAAGGGAGTAGCATGAGTCTGATTAATTTGCTGGTCGTGGTACTGGTTCTCGCGCTGGTCTGGTGGTTGGTGACAACGTACCTGCTGCCCGTTGTGCCGCAGCCGTTCAAGACGATCATCATCGTCATTCTGGTGATCATCGCGATTCTGCTGCTGTTGGGTCTGATCGGTATCGGGCCGGGGATTCGCCTGTGACGACACCGCCGCGTATTATCATCGACCGTGAGACGAAAGCCGCCGAGGTTACGCGGCTCGTCGCGGTCGCGCACCATGAAGCGCAGCGCCGCAAACGCTGGCTGACGGTCGGGCGCGTGGCGTGGTCGGTGTTCGTGATCGTGTGCATCGTGGCGATTGTGGCGGGCTGTGCGCTGCTGGGCGTGATGCTGCTGGGGGCGAGATGACTGCGCCTGTCTGGACGAATGTCACCGTCAAGTTATCCGATCTTGTGCCGTGGGAACACAACCCGCGCACGATGACGAAGCGGCAGGCCAGGCGGCTGATCACGTCATGGCAAACGCTCGGCCAGTTTCAGACCATCGCCATCGGGCCGGACTGTCAAGTATATGACGGTCATCAGCGGCTATCGGCTTTGCTGACTGTTTACGGCGCGGGTTATGCGGTTGAAGCGCGGCAGAGCGAGCGCGTGCTAAATGAGGACGAGCGCCGCTATCTGATCACGCAGGCGAATCTGCCCGTTGGCGCGTGGAACTTTGAGGAGATCGCGGGCTGGCCTGAGGCTATCGAGTGGGGCTTCGATGACGAGATATTGAAAACATGGAACGCTGACGGCGCGGCGTTGGCGACGATGCTACAGGCAAACGAGGCAGACGGTGATGCAGACGCCGAGCCACAGATTGATCGGGCCGCAGAACTCAATGAGAAGTGGCAGGTCAAGACGGGCGACCTATGGCGCATCGGTGAGCATCGGCTATTGTGCGGGGATAGCACGAAGCGCGAGGACGTTGATCGGGTGATGCAAGGGGAGAAGGCTGGCGCGTGCGTTACTGATCCACCCTATAATGTCGGAAAAGAATTTGAGAATGATAAACTTGGCAAAACTGCATTCGATGAATTTAATAATTTGTGGATAGATAAGATTCCGAGTTCTTGCGGCGTGTTGATTGCGTGTCATTCTCCACAAACATTTATTTCCGTTTTGGATTCGGCTAGATTGTTTGATTGGCGTTTTGGTCGAATGCTTTGGTTGTGGAAGCCGGGTACTGCTTTTAATGTTGTGCCGTGGCATGGATGGGCGCGGCGTAGTGAATGTATTTTAGTTTTTGAGCGCAATGCCGTTTGGCCGGAATGGGTTGATTATCACCCTGATATGTATGATCACAAGAAGCGTGAGGGTGCGACCGAAGACACGGTTGATTCTGAAATTGTGTTGCATCCAACAGTGAAACCTCTATGGGTTATACAGGATTTACTAAATCATACGGTGGGTAATAACTATGAACCGTTCGCGGGTAGCGGTACAACTCTCGTCGCCTGTGAGAATCTACACCGCAAGTGCCGCGCCATTGAGATCAGCCCGAACTATTGCGCCGTCATCTTAGAGCGCATGGCGACGGCGTTCCTTGGTATCGAGATCGAACGATTAGAATCTACGAACTCAACACTATAAAAGGGTAGTCATGCCAAGTGGGATTAGAATCGACAGGAAGCAGTTAGAGCAGGCCCTACGCGCCAACTATGGCAACGTGTCAGTTGCCGCGCAGAAGATGGGCATTGACCGCACGACCGTTTACAACTACGTCAAGCGGTATCCGAGCGTGGGCAAGATCATCGACGACGCCCGCGAGCATCTGGTCGATCTGGCCGAGGCGTCGATCGGCAAGATGATCACGGAGGGCAACCCGGCGGCGGTGATCTTCACGCTCAAGACGCAGGGGCGCGGGCGTGGGTGGATAGAACGAATGGAGTTAGAGCATAGTGGCGACCAGGACAAACCAATCGCTATCGTTGTCAAACACGTTAGAGATAACGCTGCCGGAACTACACCGGGCGCAACAGACGATCAAGGATGAGGCGCGGCGCTTCAACGTGTTGCGCTGCGGTAGGCGCTTTGGCAAAAACATTGTGGGGCATGAGTTGGTGATCGATACGGCGCTGGCTGGCCTGCCTGCTGCATGGTGCGCGCCGAGTTATCCGGAAGTCGCAGAGGATTGGCGCGACATTTACGGCAAGGTATTTCAGGTTATCGTCAACAGCGACAAGACGGAAAAGCGGATCGAATTGATAACGGGCGGCTCGATCAAGATGTGGTCGTTGGATGGTAAACAGTCGATGCGCGGCAATAAGTATGCCCGCGTTGTGATCAACGAAGCCGCCAAGATTCCGCAACTGGAAACGGACTGGAATGAGGTGATTCGCGCAACGCTGGCTGACCTGAAGGGCGATGCGTGGTTTCTGTCCACGCCGCGCGGGTTCAATTTCTTTCACACGCTATACAAGCGGCATGAGGATGACCCGACGTGGGCGGGCTGGCACTTCACCACTTACGATAACCCGTATATTGATCGGGCTGAGATTGCCGACTTGAAGCGCACGCTGCCCGAGCGCGTTTTCAGTCAAGAGATCATGGCCGAGTTTTTGCCCGACGGGTCATACTTCCAGAACATCGACGCGGCAGCGGTCATCACTGAACCTGACAAGCCCGATCGGCACACGGGTCATCATGTGGTGATGGGTGTCGATTGGGCCAAGTCCGCCGACTTCACCGTGCTAACAGTCGGCTGTCGTGATTGTAATCGCGTCGTGGATTGGCAACGGTTTAATCAGATTGACTACCACTATCAGCGCGGGAGATTGGCTGACATGGCAAAGCGTTGGTCAATCGGTGCTATACTTGCGGAGTCAAACAGCATTGGCGAGCCGAACATCGAGGAACTACAGCGGGCGGGTTTGCCGGTGCAGGGCTTCACGACTACAGCGGCGAGCAAGGCGGACATGATAGAGGCGCTGCATCTGGCGCTTGTCAATGATGGGCTGAAAGTGCCGACTGATTACGCCGATGAGTTACGCGCATTTGAAATTGAGATACGCGCCGGCGCTCCCAAGTTCGGCGCGCCCAGCGGCCTGCATGATGACCGCGTGATCTCGCTGGCGCTGTGTAATCGGGCGATGACGCATGGCAGCGTGACCACGTTCGCCAATCCGTTCTATAACTGAGGCGGTGACACATGGGACTGACTGACACACTACGCGAGCGCATTTATAACTGGCTCATTCCCGGCTCGCTGGAAGATCAAGAGCGGCTGATGATGTTACGCGCCTATGAGAAGCGGCGCGAATACCGCGAGGGCGTCCAGCGGCAGAATTTGAAAGTCAAGCCATTTCAGGCCGATGACAATCTGACGCTGAACTTCACCGGACTGATCGTGGACCGTGGGATCGCAATGCTGATGGGTGAGGGGCTTGACTTCGACTTTCCCGGCGACGACGAGAACGACCCGCGAGCGCAGTACATCGACGCAATGATCGAAGCGAATGTGTACCCGATCTTCCTGCACAAGATCGCGCAACTCGGCGGCACATACGGCACGACATACGTCAAGATTCTGCCGGGTGCGCTGCCCGGTGGCCTGCCGCGCTTAGTGCCGATCAATCCGCAGTGGATTATGCCGACATCGCTACCCGATGACATGGACACGGTTTTCAGGTACACCATTCAGTACAACGCTGAGGATGAAGAAACCGAGAAGATGGTGGCCTACAAAGAGGTCACCGAGCATTTGCGGACGGTCGAAGGCTTTGCAGATTCGTGGTCAGTCAAAAACTATGTGGCGCGTGAGAACACAGGCGGACGCTGGGAGTTGGTTAGCGATGTGCTATGGCCGCATGAGTTTCCGCCGATTATCCACTGGCAGAACCTACCGAACGCTGAGGAAGTGCTGGGCGATCCAGACATCACCGATGATATGATTGCCATTCAGGACGGCTTGAACTTTGTCGCGTCAAACGTGCAGCGCATTATCCGCTATCACGCGCATCCTAAGACGTGGGGCAAGGGCGCAAACCTCGGCAATACTACGTCATGGGGCGCGGATGAAGTTGTGATGTTCAACGACCCTAACTCTATTTTGTCCAATCTCGAAATGCAAAGTGACCTCGCCTCGTCGCGTGAGTTCCTGCACTATCTGCGCGGCGTGCTGTTTGACATCTCACGCACGGTTGACATTAGTAGCATGACCGACAAGTTAGGCGCGTTGACCAACTTCGGGCTGCGTGTGCTATACAAAGACGCGCTCGACAAACTCAAGTCAAAGCGTGAACTGTACGGCTGGGGATTGAGTGAGATCAATCGCCGCTGCCTGATTCTGGCGGGCATTGCCACGGACACCGGCGGCGAAGTCGTGTGGCCTGAGCCGTTGCCGACAAACCTGATCGAACAGGCGCAGGCGTTGCAGATCGAGATGGGCTTAGGGCTGGTTGACAAGCAGACCGCCGCGACCGAGTTGGGTTACGATTGGGAAGTCATCAGCGAGCGGCTGGCCGAGGAGCAACAGGGCGCGACGAATTTGGGCGATCAACTGTTGCGGGCGTTTGAACAGGGGCAAGGCGGAAGCACGACCGGCCAGCAGCCGGCGCAACTGCAACAGGTGCAACAGGGCGCGGATCAAATGGCACAATAACCCATGCCGACTAACGACCTGATCACCCTCGCCTCACAACTGGCGCTCGCCGCTGAACGGCGCGACGGGGCGGCCATGTTGCGGATCGGGCGCGCCTACGCTCAGATGTGGCAACGACTGGCAGCACAGATCGAAGCGCTGGCGCAAGTCGTCATCGATCAGCAGATGACACCGGGGCAACTGGCGCGGCTGGGCAGATACAAATCGCTCATGGCTGAGATTGAGCGTGAGTTGACCGGCCTGTCAGTGATCACGCGCAACGAACTGAGCGTGAATGCACAGGCGGCCATCACGCAGGCGCTAAACGATTCGCGCTCATTGATCAGCGCCGCCGCCTCACAAGCGGGCCTGACGGTCGGCTTCAACGCCCTGCCGCGTGATGCGGTGATCAGGCTGCTCGGCTTTCTCGGCAATGATTCTCCGCTGTTCGGGCGTCTGTCGCAACTGTCACCCGTTTATGCTGGCGAGATTCGCAACCTGTTTACCACGGGCTTCGGGCTGGGCTGGAATCCGCGCAAGATAGCGGCAGAGATTCGCAAGCAGTTCGGCATGGCGTTGACGGACGCGCTGAGGATGACACGCACGGCGGGGCTGTACGCTTACCGTGAATCGTCGCGGGCGTCCTACGTTGCCAACAGCGACACGGTGTCGGGTTGGGTGTGGCTGGCGGCGATCAACAATCCGAACGTCTGCCCGTCATGCCTGCGGATGCATGGCACAGTACACGACAATACCGAGCGGCTTAACGATCACCACAACGGGCGCTGCACGATGTTACCGTTGGTGCGGGGCTACGACAACCCCGTCACACAGACAGGTGAGGACATCTTCAACAGCATGTCAGACGCCGACAAGCGGGCTTTGCTGGGGCGGGACTACTTCACGGCATGGCAAGACGGGTTGTATTCATTCAACGATCTGTCCAGCGAGTTTGATAACGATGTCTACGGTCCGATGCGCCGCGTTACCCCGCTGTGGCAGTTGCTGGGCGCTGAGCCGCCGGTGAGGATGCAATGACCAGACGTGATCGAATCGTGGTTGTGCTGCTATCTATCTTTCTCGCGTTGATGATGATCGGCGCGGCGGTTGCCGGCGCCAGCGAGAGCGCCAATAGCAACGGGCAGGACATTTTCTTCGATGGCCGCGTAATTCACCTGAGCGCGGCGAAGGCGTCAACCGTGCAATCGTACTACGAGGTCACGGATTACGGAGACGTGACGGTGACGATTAGCGCCGTGACGGTGACGATGTGGACAAAATGAGCGAACAGCGCACACCCTATGTCACGCCGACGCGTCCGATCAGCGGCGTGTGCTATGTTGACGATGTGCCGGACGTGCGCGAGTACCTGATCAATTTACGCCGTGATTTGCTGAGAAAGGTGCGAGATTTGGATGAATTGATCGCCAGAATGCCGCAGGACGCGCCGCACGCTTGACACCTGTGCTATACTAAGCATACAAGCCACGCGCTGACGTTGTGTGTCAGTAGCCCGCTCACCGAGATGGTGATGCGGGCTTTTCATTTATCCCAAAGGAGCAGAGCAACATGGCCGAGACGGTCACAGAAGAGGTAGTCGAGACGACTACGACAACCGAACCGCAAACCAGCACGACGGGCAAGACGCTCGACGAGATGGCGGCGGAAGTAGCACGGATGGAGAAGGCGCTCAAAGAGGCAAACAAGGAAGCGGCCAGCCGACGCAAGAAGTTGGATGACTTCGAGAAGGCGGAACAGGCGCGCAAGGATGCCGAACTGAGCGAGGTAGAACGTCTAAAGAAAGAAGCCGAGACGTATAAAGCGCAAGCGGCAGAGGCCCAGCGGTCGGTGCTACAACGTGACATCGCCGCCGAGGTGGGTTTGCCACCCGTGCTGGCCTCGCGTCTGCAGGGCGCGGATCGTGAGGCGATGATCGAAGATGCGAAGGCGATGCTTGAAGCGTTGCCGAAGCCGACCACGCCGACCGGACGCGCCACGAATCCGGGCGCGGCTACGCAGGGCGAGACGGATGAGCAGCGCCGTCAACGTCTGGGGCTTCGTTAAACGGAGCAATAAACCATGACCACGCAGTTGAACACCTGGAGCGATATTAGTTCCATCGCTCGACTGATTCAAGAGGACGCGGTTTTCATCGAGCGCGACACGAACTTCATGTCGCAGATCGTGACCACGTTCGGAGATATGAGCGGCGGCAATCTCCGCAAGAACTATCAATACAACGCGGGGACGGCCAAGAGCATCGGTGAGTCGGACGACCTGACCAGCGATGCGTTCACGCCGTCGCTGCTGAACACCCTGACCCCGGGCGAGATCGGTGAGCAATTCTTCCTGACCGATCTGCGCGTTGAGTCGGATGCGCCTGAGCGCATTCGCACGGACGCGGCGCAGGAGTTGGGTTTCGCAGCGCGGGACAAGATCGAAACCGACCTGTTGGGTACGTTCTCTTCGCTGACGGGCGGCACGGTCGGCGCAGCGGGCACGGTGATCAATTGGTCGTATGTGTTCGCCGCGGCAACACTGGCACGCGCGGCGGCCAAGAATCGCAGTATGCCGCTGTATTGTGTAGTTCATGAGTATCAGTGGCACGTGCTGGCGAAGGCAACCAGCGTCGCGGGTATCACGCTGCAAACCGTACCGGATCGTCTGGTCGGGCCGGGCGGATCGTGGTACGTGGGCAGCGCGGCGGGTATCACCTTCTACGCGACCACTAACATCACGGTCGACACCAACACTGACGCGGTCGGCGGGATGTTCATGAAGCCCGCGCTCGCGCTGGATGTGCGCCGCCCGATTCGCGTCGAGCCTGAGCGCGATGCTTCACGGCGCGGCTACGAGTTTAACATGAGCGCCGTCTATGCCTATGGCGTATGGCGGCCCAAGTTCGGTGTCAAGATGATCTTCGACGCCGCAACACCGACGGGGGCTTAACATGAGCGATGAACTTAGCAGCATGACACTCCATGTGGGCGCGTTTAACGGCGCGACCGAACTGCCGTATGCTCATGTGCCGACTGCCCTCGGCGGGATCACCGTCCTAGAAGCCCTGTTGTTTTCACCGGGCGCGGGTACGGCCATCGGCGGGCTGTTGGTCACGTTCGGCAATGTCGCCACCGGCGGCACGCCCGCGATCAATGGCACTATCGGCTCGTTCGCAGGCACGATTGTCACGGCGGCGGGCGTGGTCCACAAGGCCACGATCAGCACGCCGTTCGTGGCGAATAACTACTTCATCGGGTACGACCAGACCAGCGGCACGATTCCAGCGGGATCGTTCATTCAGGTCAACTACGTCACCGGCAAGTAGTTCGAAGTTGAAACTACGGGCTAGGGTCGCACCCGAAACGGCAGAGACATCCCCACTGCCTGCCCGTAGTTTTTGGGGATAGCGTGAGGGGATAACGCATGAAGATCAACTGGTTCTCCAACGCGCCGTGGGCGGCGACGGGTTACGGTAACCAAACCAAACTGTTCACGCCACGGATCAAGGCGCTCGGCTACGATGTGGCGATCTCGGCGCTTTACGGGTTGCAAGGGTCGGTGATGAATTGGGGCGATGTACAAGTGTTCCCGTTGTGGGATCATCAATACGGCATGGATATTATCGCATCGCACACCAGACAGATGCAGGCTGACATTGTGTTGAGTCTGTTTGATGCGTGGACTTTGCCCGCCGAAGAGTTTAAGAAAAACGATATGCGCTGGTGTCCGTGGTTTCCGGTGGATTGCGAACCGCTGCCGCTGGCGGTGTATCGGCAGGTCAAGGACGCCTATCAGCCCATCGTGTTCAGTCAGTCGGCGCTCAAACAGGCGCAGAACTTCGAAGTCGATGCATTGTATGTGCCGCACGGTGTAAACGCCAAACTATTCGCGCCCGGTGACAAGCAAGCCGCCCGCGCCAAGTTGAACCTGCCGACTGACAAGTTCATCGTTGGCATGGTCGCGGCGAACAAAGACCCGGCGGATCGCAAGGCGTTATTCCAGCAGATCGAAGCGTTTGCTTTGTTTCACCGCAAGCACGCTGACACGGCGTTACACCTACACACGTACAGTGGAGACATCAAAGGCGGGCCGAATGCGCTAAACCTGCCGGAGTTCGCAGAATACCACGGCTTGAAGGTCGGTGAGGATGTGCTATTCTGCGATCAATATGGTTACGTGCTGGGCTTTAGTGACGAATACATGATCGGATTTTATAACGCGCTCGACGTGCTGCTGAACGTCTCGAAGGGTGAGGGCTTTGGCATTCCGATCCTTGAGGCGCAAGCCTGCGGGACGCCCGTCATCATCGGCGGCTGGACGGCGATGGAAGAATTGTGTTTCGGCGGTTGGTCGGTCGAGCGCAGCGAGGCGGATCGGCAATGGGTCACCACCGGCGGATATATGTTCACGCCGCGAATCGGCGCGATTGTAGATCGGCTGGAAGCGGCCTACAAGAATCGACGCCACGACAAGATCGGGCAACTGGCGCGGGCCGGGGCGCTGGCTTATGACGCCGACACCGTGACCATGCAATACTGGAAGCCGGTGCTTGAGTCCATCGCCGCCAGAGTGCAGGCCGAGCAGCAGCCGCCGGCGCCGGATGTGGTGACGCTATGAACGAGGGCAAATGGCGCAAGATGGCTGACGATTCGCCCGATGCCGCCGACCACATGCCGACCTACGGGCAATACGCGGCGGGGCGCGTCGTGACAGAGTTCGGCGTGAGATGGGGACATAGCACGCTCGGCTTCATGCTGGGCGGGCCGCGCCGCCTGACCAGTTACGATATCAACAGCGAGAAAATTATTCCGGTCGACATGTTGACCGAAGCCGCGCACGATCTGAACGTCGATTGGCGCTTCGTGTGTGGCAATACGCTTGAGATCACGATTGAACCGTGCGACGTGCTGTTGATCGACACCGTGCATACCGGCGCGCAGGTGGCCGCTGAACTGGCCCGCCATGCCGATAACGTGCGGCGCTTCATCCTGCTGCACGATACGGCCATGATGTTCAGGACGGACGATTGCAACTCAACCGACATCTGGGATGCGATCATCGCGTTCGTTAATCATGGATACTGGCGCATCGCCAAACATTACGCCAATAATAACGGATTGACCGTTCTGGAGCGTGTGCCGTGATCAGCGTCATTGTGCCGACCGTCGCGGGGCGTGAGGCAATCTTTGAGCGCACCATCGCCGCGTATCGTGACACGCTGGCCGGGATTGACTATGAACTTATCGCGCCGCGTAACTATGACGCGATTGGCAAAGCATGGCAGGCGGGGCTTGATCAAGCGCACGGCGACCTGATCCAGTTCGGTTTGGATAACGCGATACCGCAGGCGGGCTGGTACGACGCGGCACGCTCGACGTTGGCGAAAAATGTTATCCCGGCAGCGTGGATGTCGCTGGAAAACGGCGACACGTGGGCTTGTGGCTCGTTGGGCGGCGGGCTGGTACTGAGTAAATGCGCCGACTGGACACCCTGCCGCCAGTCCGGTTTGTGGTGCGCGACCGATGTCATGTGCCGGGCGGTCGGCTCGTTTCTACCGATTCACTACTACACCGATGATGACTGGTTCTGGCGCGCACAACTCTCGGGCTATACCTGCGTCGTGCGGCTTGACTATCATTTCGTGCGGATACCGATCAAAGACCGGCACAACGCCGCGATCAACGACAAAGCAGCCGAAGCGCGGCAGGCCTACCTTGACCACGCGCAAACATTCACAGGAGCGTAACACATGGCAACCTTCAACAAGTTCCAGCCGTTCGTGGAAGCCGTCGCTGAGAAGGTACACAACCTCGGCTCTGATCAACTGGTCATCGCGTTGACCAACAGCGCGCCCAGCGCGGCCTATGCCACGCTAAGCCAGATCACGCAGATCAGTTATACCAATCTATCGAGCCGCAACGTGACGACCAGCGCGAGCGCGCAGACCAGCGGCACGTATAAACTCACGCTGACCGATCTGGTCTTGACCGCATCGGGCGCGGTCGCAACTTTCCGCTATGTGGTGCTGTACAACGACACGGCCAGCAATGATGAGTTGATCGGCTGGTATGACTACGGGTCGTCAATCACGCTGGCGAACAGCGAGACGTTCACCATCGACTTTGACGGTAGTAATGGTGTGCTGACGTTAGCCTGATCTGCCTATGAGGTGATGAAATGCCCGGCGTCAAAGTGATGACGATTATTTTGTGTGCGGCGTGTCTGACAGTGGCGATCCTGTGCGGCTTGATTTTTAATGTGACCGCACAGGCCATACCCGGTTGGCTGCATACTGACGGCGCACATATCAAAGACTCGGCGGGGAATGTCGTCATGTTGCGCGGCGTACACATGTATGTCTGTCTGCAAAATGAGCAGGCCAAATTTACATCGGCAAAAGCGTTGGGCGCGAACGTGATCAGATTGGCCTTTTGGAAAAATGCCGTCGAGGGCAACCCGACTGCGCCCTGTACGTCTGGACTACCCGCCCTTGATCTGGCGATTGGCTACGCCAGGAACGCAGGGCTAAGAGTCATTCTCGATGAGCAGGTATGGGCGTCGGGTATTCCCTCTGCGCCCGTGGCGTTTTTCACTGATCCGGCCTTACAAGAATCGTGGTTGGCGATGTGGCGAACGCTGATCAACCGCTACAAAGATAATGATACAGTCGTTGGAATTGATCCGATGAATGAGCCGTGGTCGATTCAGAACAAGCCGACTGGTTGGAAAACCATGTGGGAGAGCATCGTCAAAAACGCGATCACACAACTCAAGCCGCTTAATCAAAATCTGATCTTTTTCCCAGAGGGGACGGCCTGGAATATCAATCCGATGTGGGATGACCTGGCTTTTCTACAACAGCTGAATGTCGTGCTGAGTGATCATGTTTACGGGCAGAAGTCTATGCAACAAATCAATGATCGCTATGCGCCATTTACGGGACTGCCGATCTATCTGGGTGAGATTGGCTTCCTGTCCTCTGAGCAGAGTTGGATGGAGAGCCAACTTGATAACCTTGATGCACTTGGGCTGCATTACACCTTATTCGTCTATGGCGTGTCGTCGTGGGCATTACCCTATGACATTGTTGATGCGTCGTATAATCTAACGGCCATCGGCCAGATATACCGTGATCATCTGGCCTCACTTGTGCCCACACCCACGGCTACACCGACGAACACGGCCACGGCTACAAAAACAGCGACACCGACCAGTACGCCGACACCAACGCCGACGAACACCGCAACACCAACGCCGACCAGCACGCCCGAATGTAAAAGAGTGGTTTTTACCGATGGTGCAGCGTTGACGATTTGTAAGGACGCGCAGTAATGGCAATCGCTAAAGTTCAGAACGCAATACTAGGTTATTCCGCGTCGGCTCAGGTAACAAAAGCTTGGGGGACAACACCGACGTCGGGTAATTTGCTTATTGCCTTTGCCAAAGGGAGTACTGCCAATACTAATGCGTCTATTACCGGCTGGACTGCGGCGGTCGGCGGGATGTGGGGGTCGGCGGGCGGCTATGAGATATTTTATAAGGTCGCAGGAGCCGGTGAGGGGTCAGTTGTCCTAGATTGGGCGTCCTCCAATAATACGACGCTCATTATCATGGAGTGGTCTGGCGTTACAGTCCTCGACAAAACTGCCTCCGTGGGAACTACCGGATCAGGTGTGACATCGCGTTCATCGGGCACAACTGCAACAACTACCGCCAATGATGAACTCTGCGTGGCTTGTGTAGCCACTGGAGATGTCACAACCAGTCGATCATGGAGTAATTCGTTTTCGTCAGAATATGACTCCAATAGTTATTCATTGCAGGCCGCCTCACGCATCGTCTCGTCAACCGGAACATACGAGACGACGATGTCATGGACGACTACCCGCGTGGCGGGCGGGTGTATTGCGACTTTCAAGGCGAGTGCAGCAGCCTACACCCTGACGGCAGCAGCCGGCTCGTTTACCGAAGCCGGGCTTGATTCAAATTTGCTGTTTGGTCGGCGGCTGATTGCTGATACTCAGACTTACACCGAGACAGGCAACGCGGCTAATTTGCTATTCGGGCGCAGTCTAACCGCCGATGTGCAAGCCTACGCGCTGACCGGCAATGATGCGAACCTGTTACGCGGCTGGAATTTGACGGCAGATGTCAGCGCGTTCACGCTAACCGGGCTGGATGCGGGATTACTGGCGGCGCGCATCTTAACAGCCGATACCACATCCTATGCGCTGGCCGGTATCGATGCCGCGTTGACCTACACCCCGACCGGCGCATACCTGTTGACTGCCGAAAGCGCGGCGTATGTCATAACTGGTAACGCGGCGGGGATGTTGGCAAATCGGCTCATAATCGCCGATACACAATCGTTTACCCTGACGAGCAATGCGGCGGCGCTGTTGCACGGCTGGTGGTTGGCGGTGGAAACAGGCGGCTACGCGCTGACGGGCAATGCCGCCAACTTTGTCAGGACGTATCAACTAGCCGCTGATCGCGCAGCCTTCGTCCTGATGGTATTCGATGCGCTGCTCACGTATAGCGCCCTGACAGTTTATCACGCGCCGGGCACGCGGCGTTTGTATGAAGCGCACGCACGACCAAACATTGAGGCAGACGACTATGGCTACATTCAAGCAAGCAGCGTCAGAACAATCAACGCCGGAAATTAGAACGTGGGTGGTAGATTACACCGACGATCTGCTGACGGGTGTCACCGTTGCCAGCGGCACGGCCATTCACACGCCGCCCAGCGGCACGGCAGGCACGCCGACGATTGCGCTCGCCTCACCATATATGAATGTCACGCTTGGCCCGCTGAGTGCGAAGGGCATTCACTATCTCGAATGTCGCGCCACATTGAGCGACGGCGAGATCAACAGCGTCACGATCTCAATTCCGGTTGGTTATCAGCCGACCACCGCCCGCGAGGGTATGCTTGATCTGATCGATGAAGTGCGCGGCATGGCCGACGTCGGGCCTGCCGATTTCAAGGTGGGCGCGGAATCATACTGGTCGGACGCGCACATCCAGAAGGCGCTCGACCGTCACCGCATCACCGTTTACCAGGAAGAATTGGAGATGTGGCCGACACTCGACACGGACGGATCGTACATCTGGCAGGAGTATCGCGCCACGCACGGCAATCTTGAAAGCGGGACGGCGGTCTTTAACGTGCAACAGTTGAACGGCGGCACAGCGCCCGCCTATACCGTCGATTACAGCGCGGGCATTATCACCTTCACCGCTGATACTGGCGGCATGTCTTATATGCTCACGGCGCGCGCGTATGACTTAAACGCGGCGGCGGCGGACATCTGGCGCGGCAAAGCAGCGAACGCGGCCAAGTATTTCGATTTCTCGACCGACAATCATTCAATCAAGAAGTCACAATTCTATAAGCAATGTCTGGACATGGCGCAGCAGATGTCGAGTATGTCTGAGACGCAATCGTTTAGCGTGACGACGATCACGCGCTCGGACGTGAACACGGTAGGCGACGAATGGGACTTCTAAGCGATGCTGATCTCGCTATGATGCGCGACGTGATCGCGCAGACGTTGCCCGATACCTGTAACGTCCTGAGTGAGTCGCTCACACCCGATGGTCAGGGCGGCGTGACCTCGACGTGGGGCACGGTTGCGGCCAATGTGCCGTGTCGCCTGGATAGCATTGTGCTTAGATCAAACATGCTCATGCCCGTGGCCGGGGCACAGCGGCAGGCGCATCAGTTTGAACTCACCACGCCCTATGACACGACGATTAGCACAGGTAATCGCGTGGAAGTCGGCTCATCAACCTATACGGTCGTCAGCGTCAATGTCAATGTGTCCTGGAAAGCATCGGGCCGCGCTGTGTTGGAGTTGATATGAGCGTCACGGTGAAACTGGACACGAGCAAACTGACCGCGCTGATTGCCAGCGTCCCGGCGCAGGCCGAGAAGTTGACGAAGGATGCCGCTTTCTTAATTGAGCAAGGCGCGAAACTAAACATTATGAATTGGCCGCTGATCGATACGGGTGCGCTATACAACAGCATTCAGGCGCAGCAGGACGGGCCGGCGAAGTGGGTCATCGGCGATTTAGGCGGCTATCACGGATCTCGCCCGTCACGATTCGGAGAACGCAGCACAAAAGCGAGCATGGAATATGCAGTATTCTGGGAGTTGGGACACCGTAACATCTTCAAGCGCCGCTATATGCGGATGCCGTTTCTTGGACCGGCGGTCGTGGCGGTTGAAAACAAGTTCACCGACATGATCGCGAAGGGGTTGATCAAGTGAGCGCGTTTAACGCACTCGGCGCGGCCATCTATACCAAACTGTCGGGCGGCACGGCGCTCACGGCGCTATTGTCAGGCGGCACGGCGTCGATCTACTCTGTGATCGCGCCTTACGAGGCAGACTATGATTACGTGATCTTCAATGTGCAGCAGGGCAACGAAGCCAACGACACAAGTCACCGCGTCAAGGACATTACCTTGCAGGTGCGCGCCCACTCGACGCAACTGGCGAAGGCGGGCACGATTGACGCGGCGTGCGATGCGCTGCTGCACGGACAGGCGTTGACGGTGACGGGCTGGAAAACACTACGGGCGGTGCGATCAGTCGATATTGAACTGATCGAATACGACGAAGCAAACCGACCGATATTTACGCGCGGCGGATTGTATGACCTCAAAATCGAGAAGAGTTAAGGAGATCAAAAATGGCTGAGTATGCTGGTAGTGCGGTAGTGGTGCAGTGGATTCACAGCGGCGGCACGTTGACGCTGAGTGGCGAGACACGGACTTGCACGGTAACGCCGTCGATGGACACGATTGACGCAACGGCGGGCAGCGATGTCAACCGCGTATTTCTGCCGTCGTTCTCATCGTGGGACGTAACCTGGGATGGCGTGGCGCAGGAAAACACCACCGCCGCGACGAGTGGCACGGCTTACGCGCAGGCGTTACAGCCGGGCAAAACGGGCACAATCATCGTCGGGCCATACGGCACGGCGACGACCAGTCTCAAGTATTCCATGCCCGCGTTTGCAATGGGCGCGGCGATCAGCATTCCATATGCGGACGTGGTGTCGATCAGCGCGGCGTGGAAAACCAACAGCGGCGGCTCGATGACCGTGGGCGCGTGGTAGGTACTGGTATGACTGACAAAATGGGGATGAGTCAGATCACGCTCAGCGATGGCCGCGATGTGTCGATAGACCTGCATCGGATCACGATGCGGGAATATCGCGCCATCTTCGCGGATGGTCGGCCACAAGCCGACGAAGATTCGGCCATTGCGAAAGCGTGCGGCTTGACGCCGGAACAGTTCATAGACCTGCCGCAGCCGGACGCGCGGCGGCTGATTCTGGCATTTATCAAGTTGGCAGCGGAGCCATTAGCCGACCCAAACTCTCAAAGCGTGTCTACCTCGGACTAAGCGGCTCGCGTGGTGTGCCGCTGGAATACTGGCGCTGGCGGCTGGTGCGCGAGTTGGGCTGGACGCTGGCCGAGGTGGATGCGCTGAGTCTGGCTGACTTTCACGAATACCTGCAAGTGACGGACGGCGAGCATAAGGCGCGCAATGATGCGGGTCAAAGGGTAAATACCAAGTGGCGACGATAATCGCATCACTCCTGGCAACGGTCGGGATAGATTCCAGAGAACTAACCAAAGGGCTGAACGAAGCCAAGAAGGAACTTGAGGGCACATCCAAGCAAGTCAAGGAAACCGCCAAGAACTTCGACTTTGTTAAAACTGCGGCGGTTAGTTTGGCCGTGACCGGCTTCGCCATGATTATCGGTGAAGTCAAAGCGGCGGTCGATGAGACGGCCAGGTATGCGAAGTCCTCACTTGACCTCGCCTCGGCTTTAGGCATCACCCAACAGGAAGCGCAAAAACTCATTCAAGTCTCGGATGATGTCGGTATATCCGTCTCGCAGTTGTCTACTGCGTTTGAGATGGCGACCAAGAAAGGCTTTCAGCCGACAGTTGAAAACCTGGCTACCCTTGCCGACAAAACAAACGCGATGGCCGATCCGACCGAACGGGCCACTTATCTCGCGGGTATCTTCGGGCGCGGTTGGGCGAACATCAGCCCGCTACTTGAAAAGGGCGGCAACAGCATCCGGGCGGCAGCGGATGAAGCGCAGAATATGGGGCTTATCCTCGATGATAAAGCCAACGCCGCCGCTGAGACATTCAGGCAAAATCTGGATACACTCAACGATACCTTGACCGGCGTGAAGTATACCATCGGCAGCGCCGTGATTCCGGTCATCAATGATTTGATCACGCTGACCAAGGGCGCATCCTCGCAGACTGATCTATATGAGCAGGCATTAGCCGCGTTGCGCTTGCGATATGGCGAAAACAGTACACAGGTCAAGGACTTGACCGACCGATACAAAGCGCATAATGACGCGGTTGGGATTGTTACGGATAAGACTGTTTTAGCAGCGCGGGCGGCGGCAGAACTTCCACCGCCACTAAAGCAAACAGAGGTTCAGTCAAAAGAAACCGCCAAGGCCCTGAAAGAATGGGCTGAGTCCACCAAAGCGGGTAGCGAATCATCGTTTGAATTGTCGAAAATCATTCAAGATGATTTGAATAAGGCGCTACAGGAATCCACGAAGGAGTTTCAAGCCTACTTCAAGACGATTCAAACTGACGTGCTAGGTATCAATGATTACGCCAAGTCTGAGACGGATTTGGCGAAGAAGCAAAAAGACCTTCAGACAGAACTTGCTAAACTAACCCGCTCGCAGGGCGCGGCCATTTATTCGACCAAGAAGAGCGTTCTGTCAGATAATGAACTGCTGAAAGCAAAACTTGACCTAGCTAAAGTCACCGAGGATTTGACCCTTAAGCAGCGCAAGAAGAACGAATCAGACGCCGAGTTTAACGCTCGAATGCAAGGACTGGTCGTCACTGCCGATAAACTCACGGGCAAAATTGGCGAAACATCCGCAGCAGTGACGGGCTATGTAGACAACAGCAAAAAGATCAAGGAGGTAACGGCTTCGCTGAAAGAAGTAGAAAACCAGATCGAAGCCAATAAGCAGGCGCACATCGCCGCGACCAAACAATTTGTACTCGACTCAATTGAGCAGCGGCTGGCGGCAGACGGCGTGATCAGCGACAAGGAACAAGAGGCGCTGATCGGTATCGCACGCGGCTTCGGCCTGATTGATGACAACACTGTCGCGGCGCTGAGAAGCGCCAACGCTCTATCCTCGGCTTATCTTGAAGGAAAGATCAATGAAGATCAGTTGGTGGTTGGCGCGATCAATCTGTCAAAAGAACTGGCTAATTGGGGCGTGAGTACGAATGTCACATCGGGGATTATCGCAGCGGAACGCGAGATCGCCAAACTTCATCAGGGCGTTGTGGACTTCGTTGGCGAATCTGATAGCATGATGAGCGCCAAGCAAAACATTCTCGACGCAGAATCGGCGCAGGCCACGCTTCACGCGGGCGTGGTTGGACTTGGCGAGCAGACCAATACCCGCCTGTTCTCTGATAAAGTCGCGGCTGATATGGCCTCAGCTATTGCCAATTTCACCTATGCCGAGCGCGAGATAATGAAGTTACACACGCAAACAGCCGGGCTGGGATCGCAGACGAACACGCAAACATTCGCCAGTAATGTCAAGACTGATATGACCAACACGCAAGAAGGGATCAAGATTGCCATTCAAGCGGCGATGGAATTGTACGACAGCATCAACAAACTACAGAGCAAAGAGATTCACGTCAAAACCTTCTATGAAGAGATCACGCAGAAAAGCACGCTGCCGCCTCAGCAAGGGCCGGGCTACGCATCAGGCGCAAATTTCATCGTGCCGCCGGGCTATCCCAACGACACCTTCCCGATGCGCGTCCAGTCGGGCGAGCGCGTGATTGTGCAGCCTGCCGCCGAAGCCAGCAAGAGCGACAGCGGATCGGGCGTGACGATCAACAACACGATCAACGCTGCGCCGGGAATGGATGCGAACGCGCTGGCGGCCATCGTCTCACAGCGCATCACGCGCCAACTGCGCGGCGCAAGGGCGGTTAGATGACGACCAATCAATCACTGATCATCCGGCGCGGCAATGCGTCCCTCGACCTCAATACCGCGCCCTATGCCATCGGCGCGGATTTTGTGCCGCCCGCTGTCTCAGCCAACGCTCAAATCGCAGACGGATCGAGCGCCAACATTTACGGCGGCGGCGTGCGGTCCAGCGTCAAGTATGCGGATCGGGCGTGGGCGTTTGAAGTGCGAATTAGCGGCACGACCGACACGCAGATCAAACAGGCGACACGCCGTCTCGCGCAATTCCTGGGCAACCTCAGCGACCAGACGCCGACTTACCTTGAGTACCGCACCAACACCGACACGCCTGCGCCGTTTTACGGGCAATACGGCGCGGCCTTGCGCTATGAGGTTATCAATGCGACCGTCGAGATGTGGGACACTTACGGCCTGCAATTCACCCGCCAACTCGCGGCGATTGTCACCGTCAACGCGACGATCAAACCTTTCGCGCTGGGCAAGCAGCAGGTCATCGGCACGGCGACGGGCGGCATTATCGAGGACTTGACCGGCTCAGCGGATAGCACCTCGCGCGGGCTGATCGTGGCCGAAGCCACGACGAACAAGATGACCAATCCGGTATTCGGTAACGCAACGTGGAACAACAACTGGTCGGCTGGCTCGTCATTGACCGCCGCGCAGAACACCGATACCGCGTTCCTGTTGCCCGACACATCCAACAGCGCCAGATTGACGAGCGCCGCGGCAACGAATAACACCTACACGCAATCGATCAACGTAGCCAACACCAACAAGCATTCAATATCGGCACTGGTACGTTTGCCTGATGGCGGCGCGGTGAGTGCGACACAATGTCAGTTATATTACGGGGCAGCGTTGACCACAGTCTATACCGCGCTCGGCAATGGCTGGTATCGGCTCACGTCTGACAACTTCAACGGGGTAGCATCGGCGCGGGCAACAGGGCTGATCGTTGCCAACGGGTACACTGTCTATCTGGCGGGTTGTCAGATCGAAGAAAAAACCTACAGCACGCCGCTGACCTACGGCGATCAACTCGGCTGCACGTGGACTAGCACGGCGCACGCCTCGACTAGCACGCGCACGGCGGCAAGTTGGAAGCGCGCCACCACGGATATTCTGCCGTTCGGAGCGTGGTCGGTACGGGTTGTGTTGCGGACATGGTTCACAAGTACACCGCCTGCATCGTGGTTTGTCTTTGATGCGCGGGACGGTTCACATACTACCGCGCCGTTTCTGTACTATGATTTGGGCGGAGCGTTTATCCTCTTTTACAACGGGCAGTATTCGATAGTCTATCCGACGTTTTCAGCCGGAGCGATCTATGTTCTGCACGCGGTTTGCGACGGGACGCACGTCACGCTCTACACGAACGGGGTAGCGGCATCTGCCAGCGCAGCATTTTCAGCCACGGCTTTCGGAGCAAATCTGTTTATCGGATCGGCCTACGATACCAGCACGCTGGGCAACCAGACCACGCTCGGCTTTGCCACGTTTGATCAGGCATTGACGGCGACGCAAGTCACCAACGACTATGCCAACATCAGCGCGGCGATTGCGGACGGCTCGCGCCTGGAGTGCGTGCCGTGGCTGTGGACTAAAGACGGCGATGCCGTGGTAGATAACTGCCTCGACACGACCGGCAGCACCGGCGCGCCGCATGATAACTTCTGCGTCGTGGGCGGCGTTGCAGGCAGTGTCCCGGCTGACACTACCATCTATGGAACAATCTACTCCAACTTTGCCACGATTGAAACCGTCTGGATCAGCCTGCTATCGGACAAGACTTTCATCAAGCCGGGATCGTATCTGTTCAGCAACATCGGCGGCACAAGCGGCGCGGCCAGCGATTGCGGCGGCGATTACTATCAAACGTCACTGGCGACAGGCGGCTTGAGTCTGATCGGGAATTACGACACCTCGGATGTGCGGGTGATGCGCGTGCTGGCCGGTCGTGAGTTGTATTTGTTCAGCCGCATCTATGACGCGGGCAGCGGCCTGGTTCTGGCGGGCTATATCGCGCTCGGCGGATCAACCATCATCTCGCCTTCGCGCACGGTGTCATCGGGCGCAAGCAGCCGCCTGTTCAGGACGGACAGTGTTACCGTGCCGGTCGTCAATCGGCTGGTTGATGTGGCGGGTCTTAAACTGGTCAACTTTACCGTGCAACTTTACGGGGATCGGGTCGCGGGTTCAACCACCAATAATGTCGCGGTGGACTATATGGCGATAATGCCGCGCCCGCTGGTCGCCATCTCGTCAAACTCAACTTATCAATCCTTCGTGATCAACGCCGTCAACGGTCTGATCACGAATACCACCACGGTCGGCAATCTGCCGGGCAGCATCATTGGTGACGTGATCGCGCTTGAGCCGGATCGGTATAACGTGCTGCAATCGCTGATGAGCGCCGAGGGCACGGCCACGACCGTCACCGACACGCTGACGTATAACGCGGTGTATATCACGCCGCGCTGGGCGCTGCTATGAACGATAATCAAATCCGCATCTATGACACCACCAGCGGCACGCCGATTGTCGATCCGCTGGGCCTGCTGGACCGTGCCGAGGCGATTCAATTTAGCACCGTCTATCCGGGCGGTATCTTCAACACGGCGTCATTTTTCATTCCCTGTGATCCGGTAATGAACAGCCCGATCAAGCACACGCAGCGGATTGTCATCAGGAACGGCCTAACTACACTTTGGGAGGGCTTTGTCACGTCGATTACGCTGGTCATCGGCAAGGAACGGCGCGGGCTTGATGTGCAGGCCAGCGGGTATTGGGGGCTGGCCTACAAGCGCACCAAGTACAATCGCTGGATTGACCGCCGCACCTCGTCGGATGTATTCGGCGTGTGGTATCCCGAAGGCGACGGCGAATTTGACTTCGACCAGAACGGCCAGATCAAGATCACGCCCAAGCAGATCGATTACAACATCGCCAACGTGAAACACCTCAAGTATTTTGTCAACGGAGCTTCGAAGGTCAAGCGCGTCGTGTTCGATTACGACTTCGCTAAAACGTGCGAGACATTGCCCGTTAGGGCGAAGCACTACAACGGCTCGACCTACACGGCCAATCTGACGGATATGATCGACGGTGACAACACGACCAGCACGCCGCTGACCATCGCCACCGGGCATTATCTGTATATCGGCCTGCGTGAAGTCGCGGGCATGACGGGCATTCGATTCGTGCTGGGCGCGACGAAGAACGCCAACACTTCGACCATGACGTGCGAGTATTATGGCGTCGATGCGGCGTGGCACGCGCTGACGATTACGGACGGCACAAGCAGCGGCGGGAAGTCATGGGCACAATCGGGTGAGGTGACGTGGACCGAAATTGACGGCATGGACGAATCGACCATCAACGGATCGCAGAAATTCTTCTACCTGCGCTTTTCGTGGAGCGCCAATCTAACGGCCAGTATCTATGTCGTCAACGTATATCAGCGGCGGGCGCAGAACTGGCAAGTCGGCTTGTACGACTTCAACAATGCCACCTCGCTCTGGACCAGCACCACGGCGGGCACAGGCAGTCAAGATATAACGCTCAGTCCATCGACCTCCACGATTGGCTTTTACCTGTGGCCTAAGTCGTCGCAAAAAGTCATCGGCGACGGCATTCATTTGACGATTACCGATCTAGCGGTGATTGCAGAATCGTGGGATGGTGCGGCCAATACGACCGTCTCAACTATGATCGAGAACTGCGTGCATTATCTGGGAACGCCGTTTCTGGATGATTACACCTACATCGAAAGCAATACCTTCGACCTACTCAGCACCGGCTATGTGGCCGATGACTTGCGCGCTTCGTTGGCCGATCAAATGAACTGGATCGGCGGCTGGTCGGGGTCTAATGCGCCCTACAGTATCGGCGTGTTGGAGTCGGATGCGGTCGGCGTGGATAACATCTATCCGGTCATATACTACGAACAGTTCCCCACGTCGAGCGATTACGAGTACACGGTGCGGCTTGATGAGCAGGCGGTTGACGGATTGGAGTTGGTGTTATCCGCCGATTTGGATACGCTCTACAATGATGGGCGATTTACATTCACTACGCCCGATGGAAAACAGGACTGGACTAACTATCTGTACGGCAGCGAGCCGCTACTGCTTGATTCAGCCAGCGCCGCTAAATTCTACAACCGCCAGATCACCGGCGACCTCGGCACAGCCGCCGATAAACTGCTGGCCGTCACTCGCGGCATTCCGTATGTGCAATATCAGAAAGACGTGGCGTATTACATGCGCGCGCCACTATCGCTCGTCGGCACGATTCGCAAGAAGGATGGCACGCCCGTCCCTGTCTCACTTATTCGCGCAGGCCAGCGGATCAGGATTGAGAACTTCACTGCCGATGTATCAGACGACCCCGGCACAGGCCTAACCTTCCTGATCAGCCGCACGGAATATGATGACGATAGCGGTGTGATAACGGTCACGGCGGGCGTGAGTGATGACCTGGCAAATTATCTGGCAAAGGGTGCGCTGATGGCCGCGCCATCCTATCAGTTCTTCACGGTCGGCATTAGCAGCATCGGCGGCGCGGATCGGTTAAGATAGATAAAGGATGACCAATGACAGCCAGAGATAAGGCTATACTAAAAGGCTATTTCGAAGATCGGGACGTGCCAACCGGCAGCCAGTTTGCTGATCTGATCGACAGCACGGCGGTTGTGTCTGAGACAGGGGATATTATAGCCGATGGCAATGTTACCAGTAAGCGGCTGGGCGTGGGTGTGGCATCGCCAACCGTCAGGGTAGATGTTCTAGACACACTGTCCGGGACGTATGCAACCAGCGCAGCCCTAAAATCTTACATCTTTGACACAAACTACACCTCGGCATCCAACCTGACCGATTCGGTCAGTAGCATTGTCTCGGCGCAATTTGTCGGGACAATAACTTCAAACGCCAATATCAATAAATTCTATGGCGTGTTTATGAATCCGCAACATGCCGGAACGGGACACATTAATAATTTATTTGGAGCGGTCTATGAACCGACCAATAACAGCAGCGGCACGATAAGCAATTTGCTCGGCTTCATCGCGCAACCCATCCAGAACGGCACGGGTTTGGTTGACGCACTCTACGGATTTCAGGCGTCTCCTGCCATTACGAATACGGGAAACGTTACGCTTCTAAATGGTCTTATTGCGACCTATTCAGCCAGCGCGGCAACTACGATTGGATATTCTACCATTGCGACTATCGGGCGACCGTCGCTGACGGGCGGAGCAACGGTCACAAACACCCACATCGGGCTATATATTCAAGATCAGTCCGGCATCGGCGGCGTGGCATCATACGCGCTTCAATCAGTCGGCGGCACAGTGTCATTTAGCGGTGGCAATGTAGGCGTTGCAACTGGCACACCACAAAATGTATTTGAGGTCTTGCCCGGAAGCAACGGAATGATCAGTGTAGGCAATGGTTATTGCGCTGCCGCAGGAAATATCGTCGGTATTCACATTGGATATTTGTCGAGCAGTAATCTAAATTACCGAAAAACTGCGATAGTCTATGAAGGTACGGGCGATGGTAACGTGCGCGGTAACTTCCATGTCCTAATGAATAATGATGTTGGCAGTGGAAGTGCTACGCTAGCCGATTCACGTTTGATGATTAATTCGCCCGGCAGCGTAATGATCGGCACTACGACCGATGGTATGACGGCGGGCGGTTCTCTGGCTATCGCTAAGGATTTGGCGCATCGTGGGACGAAGGTCGGATTTTACAATACAACGCCGATTGTGCAGCAGACCGGCGTAGCCGTGACGGCAGCGGGGATTCATGCCGCGCTCGTCAATTTAGGACTAATAACAGCATGACCGACGAGCAGATCAGAAAACGCATCGAGGAATTGAAAGCGCAACGTGAGCAGCAGATCGCGCAAGTCAACGTCACGACAGGGGCTATTCTGGCGTTTGAGGAGATGTTACAGTCCTCCGCTGAGACGGCCCATGTAGCACCCGAAGCGCCCGCATAGCCAGCGGCTCGATGCGCGCCCAGCGCACGACCGGATCGTAGGGGCGCGGCTTGGGGTGGCCCTTGCGGTGAACAGCGCCGCAAATTGGACACGGCGCGACGGTGACGCTATTAAAAGGAAGGCGCAGCCCGTATGCCTCGTTGATCATGGCGATTAAGTGATCAGATGCGCGCGCTTTGCCTCGCGCAACCTTTGATAGATAGCCGCGATTCATGCCGCCCAATTCGTCGGAAATGTCACGCCATGACTTTTTACCGTTCTTGTCCGTGTGACGCTCTGCCAGGACTTCCCCTGCATTTCGATACGCTACCCGTTTTGTCATGCTAAATCGCCCCAAGTGCCTGTTTCCACGCGGAAACAGCATATCGTAGAGTTTACCCCGTCACGCTCGTCGCCGGCACGTCGTCGCCCGCGCCGTTTGCGCGGCAGACCAGGCATATGCCATTAACCCGCTCGCGCCTGATGTGGCACAGACTACATTCGCCGTCATCATGAACGAACGGGCGGCGCTTGCGTGGGTGCGTGTAGGCTCTATCGTTGCCTTCCTGACGGGCTGTGCCAACATGCGACACGATCACAATATTGGGGCGGCTCATGGCTGGGCCTCGATTTGCTTGCGCCTGTACTCATGCTCGCGGACACGCGCCATCCTCGCGGCTGCGCTGCACGGCCCTTGCGGGCGCAGGCGCGGGCGATGGCTGAAACGGGTGACAAGTCGGATCCAAATGTACTTAAGCATCTTTCCTCCGTGACGGCAATTTGCTTATCGCGCTATCCAAAACGGCGTGGTGTGGTGTGGTGTGGTGTGGTTCTGAACTCAAACCACGCCCGTTTTCCGCTTCTGCCCCTTCCAGCAGGGGGGTCAGTTGCAACTTCTCAATAACCGTTGTGTGGCTTACAGTTGGCCTGTTGGCGCTATCCAGATAACCCAATCCGCGCAACGTTTCGGTGATCTTGCGCCATTGCGGATCGCTGATACCAGTCCCGCCAAACGGCTCGCGGCCTTTGGTGGTGGTCCAGGCAGCCGACGCCGTACCGCGCTTCGGCCAGCCGTTCACGAACGTCGTCAGCGCCTCAACTTCGACGGCGGTGTACTCACGCGAGCCGATAAAGCGCGCCGAGCCGTGATTGGCCGGGACGATGCGGATGTCAGCGGGCTTGTTGCGCAGTTGGTCATTCTCGACGGTCAATGCTTGCGCGGTCTGCTCGGCCAGCGCAGCACGATCTTCCAGCGCGTTCACATCGATGCCGCGCTCCATCTCCCACTGATGCTGTAATTCCAACACTTCCAGCGCGTGTGCGTTGTTGATCTTGGCAATGGCGGCCTGATCAGAATTGATCTCGGCTTGCATGATCAACTCCTGCCGCCATGACTGTTTGAGAATGTTGAACGCGGGCCACGACGTGAGCGCGATCACGGTCGCCATGATGGGTACAATCTGTGTGGTCATCAGCACATAGACGACGGTGTTATTGAACAGCACATTAAACATGATCGTCGCCGTCATCACCACTGCGACATTGAAGCCGGGTGACAGGCTGATCGCCTCATAGTTGAACGGGCGACCGAGCAGCCATTGAGCGCGCTCATGCGAGATAATGACCCCAAACACGAACGGCGCAAACAACCACACTGCCGCTGACAACAACGTCGCCACGGCACTATTGCGCGGGCCTTCCCATGCCAACGACTGTGACCAAGCATAAGCCCATGACGTGAGCGCACCCAATGACGCGACGATCTGCCAGATGGACGCAAGCCATAAGCCAACGCCCTGTAGAAATGGGCGCTCGATGTCCTCCCACTTGCCGCTGGTGGATACCTTACGCTGCTCTTGCTCTGGCCTGAGTCCAAACATTATCCGCCCCACGCTCCCGCTTGCGCCTCATGCCACGCCGCCGCATCGAAGCCCGCCGGCACTTCGTCACGCGCGGCAAACATCGCGGCGCGGCGCTCTTCGACTGTCATATACATGCCTGGTCCCTCAACGCCGGGCGGCCACGGCGCGGCTGTGCCGGTCAGGTTCACGTCGTCAAGCAGTGAGTCATCAAAACGGGATGTCATCAGAACGGGATAGCCTCGCCGCCGCTGCGCTCAAATACAAACTTGTCAATGCTTTCCAGAAATTCAATCGCCTCGTCGATGTCAGTCACGAAGCATGCGAAGCCGCCCGCTTCATGGACATCACTGGCGAATTTGATCTGTGCCGGTCGCGCCTTGTCTCGGCCAGTCTTTGTCTCGATGCTGATCAGCAGACCGTGATAGACGCCCAGCACGTCGCCGCTGCCGACCCTGCTGAACTGCACCATGCGCCCGTTGCGGTAGACGCTGCCGACATTGTTGCGCCACGCGAAGCCGCCGCGATAGTTGCACAGGTCAATCACCTGACGATTGAGATCATTAGTCTCGCTCATTTCATCGCCTCCATCGCCTCACGTAGCACATTTAGCAAACGCATCGCAATCTCTTCGCTAACGCCACGCACTAGCCAGCGGTCAACCAGCAGATCAGTACATGACGAATCGTCAATCAGCATCACCACGCCGAATGATTGCCAGTCGCGCACCAGACACGGGCGCGGCTGCGCGGTGATGTGCTGCCTGTATCTACGCTGGTTATCTAGTTGTGCCATGTGCTCCAATGTTTGCGGCGGGCGTCGCCCTGTTCGCCCGCCGCCGTCCACCGCTGGACACTCATCGTGCGCGCTATGATTCAGGGAATCGCGACTACACACTTAGCATACCACGGACTTTTGCGTTTGAAACATGAGAATACTTAAAACTTCTTCGTCGCGTCGTACACCGCCAGCAGCAGCGCCGCAAAATATTCGCGATCATCAGGCTCAGGCTTGCCGCGCAGCGTGGCGACGAGGTGACCGGCGTCGATGATCAGCGTGACGGGATAATCATCACTCATATCAGCCGCCCTTGCTGCTCGCGCTGGGCAAGCCGGTCAAGATCGGCCTGCAAATTGGCCCGCGTCTTGACGGCCCTGTCGCGTGCGTTCTGTGGCGTTGACGTTGATTCGATAAAGCGCGTCAGTGTGTCAATGGTTCGGCGGAGCGTGTCAACTATTTGTTGGTTAGTCATGCGAAAACCGTCCTTGTCTCGGCGGGCACGAAGTCATAGAATACGCCATTGAATATAAACTTAACGGGCTGGCTGATGTCACCGTCACGCAATTTGAGCGGCCAAACTTCCACTATATTCGCGGCCTGCTGCTCGCCTTTGATATCGCGGTACATGCCCAGCACGTTATCGGCGTTCTGTTCAATCTCGCCGGTGTCGCGCAAGTCTGAAAGTTGCGGGCGCTTGTCGCCGCGTGTCTCATTGGCTCGGTTCATGTGCGCGATGCAGACGACCGGCGTCAGGTAGTCGTTCGCTATGATCTTCAAGTTGCGGCTGATGCGCCCGATACGCTTGACATCGTTCTCGCCGTTGTAGGCGTGCGGTTCAAGCATGATATTCAGATTGTCAATGATGACCAGATCGGGCCGCAGCCGGTCAACCTCGGCGGCGATCATCGCACTGGTGACGTGGTTGTCATCGTTGATGATGATCGGCAGTTCGGCAATGTTGCCGAGTTCGGCCATGACGCGCCCAAGTTCATCGCCGGTCGCGCAGCCTCGATCAATGCGCTTGAAGTCCACTTTAGCGCGGCGGCTCGCCATGCGCCTGAGTACCCGCTTGGCCCGCATCTCCAACGAGTACAACAGCACGCGCTTCCCTTGCTCGGCCAGCACGTCCGCGCTCTGCAAGACCAGCGCCGTCTTGCCGATACCAGGCCGCGCCGTGATGACGGTCAGATCGTCGGTTTGCAAGCCGCCCGTCAACTTGTCGAGCCGTTCAATGCCCAGCGAGAATCCGCGTACCTGTCCCTCGCCAATCGGATGATCGGCGTAGTATTCCACGTCATCCAGCAGCGACTTCGCCGCGTTGCTGATCGGCTCTGAGCGACCACTGATCGGCACGACCGAGCGCATGGCTTCATAAGCATGACTGATCTTCTCGTTCGTCGGCTTGTCGCTGTAGGCGTCCTGCGCGATGTCACTGGCGAGTTTGAGCAGTTGCCTATCTGTTGATTTAGCCTTGACGATCTCGGCATAGCCTTGCGCGTGCAGCGCAGTCGGGACGCTAGTCAATAGCTTTGACAGATAAACCGCGCCGCCTAACTCGTCAAGTTTGCCAGAGGCCTCGATCATCTTGCGAACGGTGATAATGTCAATCGGCTGGCGATTACTGGCAAGTTGCAAGATAGCATCCCATACCCACTGGTGCTGCGTGGCGTAAAAGTCGCCGGTCGTCAGCGAAGCCTTCAAGATGTTAATGGCGTTCGGGTCGATGAAGCACGAGCCGATAACGGCGCGCTCAGCCATGTCGTCATGCGGTGGTTGCGTGTCTATTCCAGCCATTTGATTTCCTTCTTCTCGGCGTGCTGGCCGTTGCCGTTTGATTCTTTACTGTACTTCCCCCACTCGTCTCTGACTTGCTTGACGGTCGGAGGTTGGCCTTGTTTTCCACGCCAGTCGAGCGCGTACCAGTTGCGCTCAAACAGGTCTAGAGTCTCTAATGCAGCACCACCTTTGATGAGTGCTCTGCCACAATCTGACACGTTCTTGCGCATCGCCATGCTTGCAGTATAAGAATCAATCTTGCAAACAGTTGCGATCTTGTCTATCCACTCTTTAGGGCAGGTGTCTTTAGACTTTGAGGGGGAGCGCGGCTTGCCCGCGTGTTTTGTTTGTTCTGTTTGTTCTGTTCTGTTATGTAGCCCCACACGTGCTCGTTGTGTGTTTTGCACGTGCAATGAACGCGCCTCTCTCATTCTTTCTTTGTTCGTCTCACGTCTCTCTAACAACTTTCCACCGTAGTCGTACCAATCGTGAATCGTGCGTGAATCGTCGGTGACATCTATCAGTCCGCCGTGTCCATTGAAGCCACATTCGATCAACGCCTGCGCGAATGCGCCGCGCTCGCCTTGCCAGTCTACGGCGGCTTCTATGTCATCGTCTGAGTAGTTTGTTAGATCACCATCAGGCGCATAATCTAACGCCCACCACCACAGGCAATGCAGCCGCCCGATCATCTCAAATTCATTGACACCGGCCATGCGTGCGGCCTTCTTGACCTTTGGGTGATTCCTTAACGATTGGTGTGATTCAATCCACATTGACTGCTCCTTAGAATGCAAAAGCCCCTTGTGATCTTTGACTGCAACTTGGCGGCTTGGCGAGCCATCTCCGAGTGAGGGAGAGAGATAACCAAGTCGCAGTCAAAACCCACAAAGGGCTTATCATGCGTCCTCACTCTGATTGTGTGTGCGCGAGTGCCAATCGCGCCTCATGAATACTATAGCACATTTCGCGCTGCTGAGTCAATACCCAAATTTCAGCACGTCCAGCCGAGCCGCGCCATGAGGCGCCGCGCCCAGGCCATGAAGCCGCGGCAGGTGCAGCCCGGCGCGGTACACCTGCCAATGCCGAGCGCGTGCTGTTCGTTGGTGTGCGGGCATTGCTTGCACTTGTCGCCTTGCATGTTAGTCCAACTCCAGTGAGACGGTGACGTGGAACGGTCTACTTGGCGTTGCGTCCTTGATCTGTTTGAAGAATTCGGCTCCGAACATATCCGATACCGCGTCACAGTGCATTGATGTCCAGATGGCGAGTCCCGTTGAAATGGTGTACTTAACGCCGAGGTGGTACATATCAGAATCGAGTGAATCTTTCCACATCCAAAAATCGCCTTGCATGTTAGTCTCCTTATCTCTACTCGTGCATATCGAGCGGGTAACGAATCCCGACATTTTGATTGACGACAGGCCGCGCCCTGTCCTGTACTTCTGTCTGCCACGCCAGAATAACTTCCGCGATCTCTTCTGGCGTGTCATTCAAATTAAAGTTGCCGCACGCCTCAAGCCTGACTTTGTACTCGTCGCGCTCGCGTTCTGCGTCACGTAGTTTTGATCTCAACTCTGCGTTGTAGTCTTCGAGGCGGCAGATCGTGTCGTCTTGAAGATCGATCATCACCTCGTTAATCCGATCCATAGCGCGTGCGTGTATTGCTGTTAGTCGCTCGTCCTGTCCTGCGTCCATCATAACGCCTCAATCATTTCGATCAGATGATTGATTTGCGCGGCCCGTGCGGCGTCCCGTGCGACGTCCCATGCGGCGTCCCATGCGACGTCCCATGCGGCGTCCCATTCGACGTCCCATGCGGCGGACCATGCGGCGGCCCATGCGGCGTCCCGTGCGGCGGCCCATGCGGCGTACCGTGCGGCGTCCCGTGCGGCGTCCCGTGCGGCGGACCATGCGGCGTCCCGTGCGGCGTCCCGCATTGATTCATCACCTGTCTCTAAATAATCCTTAACAACCTGCGGGGCGGACCGTGCGGCGGACCATGCGGCGGCCCATGCGGCGGACCATGCGGCGGCCCATGCGGCGTCCC